ATCCATGAGACAGCATAATTAGATTTGATGCAAATTGCATATCTCCTTTCTCATCCAACATAAATACATCTAGTTTATATTGACCCATAACTTCATGTGGTATTCTGTCTGATAATGATGTTTCTTTATCTGATATAAAGTCTCTTGCATTACCATAAATATACTTATACTGAGTAGATGGAAATACTCTAACTGTGAATTTATTTAATTCATTTAATACTCTATCCTGAGTAACTTCATCTAATATTTTAATATGTTCTTCTAGCCATCTAAACATAAGTTTTCTATATCTACGTTGTTCTAGCCATCCCGTGTTATTAAATCCTATAAATTGAACTTTCATAAAAAAGTATGGTATTAACTGGTATATAAACCCTATGCTTTGATATAGTCTGTATCGCCAGTTATTACTGTTGGTTGAGGCATATCCTTACCTGAATTAGGTTCAGTTAATTTGCCTTTTAATGAGGATTCACTAATTTTTTTCTTCTCTCTTTCGAGCTTAGCTAGTTCCTTTTCGTCCATATTAAGGATTTTATCTTTCTCTTTCAAAAGCTTTTTCTTTTCCTCTTGATATGGAATGGTTTTAATGTTCAGTCGTTGATAAGCAACTTCTAGATAATTGAGTTCCTTATTAATTTGACTTAACGTACGTTTTGCCATAATAAAAAAATAAAGGTTAAGGTATTTAAACCCTATTGTTGGTCGGCAGGCTTACTTAAGCTTAAAGCTGATATTAGACTCGCAACTAACTCTTTCATCTGGTCGTCACGTTTATCTAGCTTAATAGCTGCTACTGCACCCGCTATAACTACTATTGACAGAATAACAGCGTTATCTAGGATTGTTTCTTGAAATTGTGTTAGTTTACCATCTGTACCAGTGATTAAATCTGGTGCAAAGAACCCTACACTTGCTGTGGAAAACAAGAATCCTATAGCCACAATTATGACTGTATTCTGAATATTAAGTTTTGTGCTTGACAAACTCATGATTATATTAAACTATACCTCTATATAAATGTTGCAATTATACCAAAAACCACGCCTATGGCACCTACAATACCTATTAACAGTTCTCTATTAGATAAAGATTGGGAAGTGGAATTAGCCTCGAACTCATCTTGGTCTTTCTTCCACTGTTTAATTTCTGCCACATCTGTTGCTACTTCATGTATTTCTTCGTGTAATTTATCAAATCTCTCAGCTATAAATATTCTTTCTTCTGGAGTCATATATTACAGTATGAATATAGGTTTACTAGAAGTATAAAAATAAAAAAGAAAAGATTATTTCTAATCTGCTTTGGATGAAACTATACAGTATGCTGTTGCGTCCTTGATAACAGAATTAATTCTGTGGGTTGCAACGATATCAACAGATTGTCTGTTAATATTTTTGTCAAATTCTAATTCCAAATCTCTTGCTGTAGCGAAACCAAAGGCTTGCTGTTTCATGAAGACAATAGCTCTTGTAGAGTTATTTTCTTCTGCGAGTGAGTTTGTTACAAATATTTCGAGACCGAAATACATTGCAATCTTACCACTTCTAGAGATTGTACCATCTGCGACTTGCTGAATGAATCTTACAACTGTAGTGTCTTGGATTAATTCTTTTTGCTGTCTTGGTGAGATAGCTGCGACTGCTCCACCACCTTCAGGGTCATGTCCTTGTTCGTCTAAACGTTGTTTACAAGCTTCAAGGGCTGCTGCTGTAAGTGCGGTTGTAGCGTCTTCTGCGGTTTCATCAGTTACCAATGCACCAACATCGTCAAAGTGATTTGCACCGAAATCAACGGTTGTAGCTGCTGCGGTAGTTGACAGAACATTAGTTACCTCGTCTTCTAAGGCTCTACGTCTTGCAGTTTCTCGGATTTTCTCCAATAACTCAGACGGATATTTCTCAAGTTCAGTTTTTAGAACGTTTTGTCTAAAACCTCTTGGAGTATCAGCAGCCAAATCAGTACCAGTTAAGGTATGTGTAGCTGGAGTAATCTCAGTTGAGACGTGTTCTGTGATAGCACCGAATGCTGGAATTGTAAGAGTATAGAATCTTGTTTTATCCTCTCCTTGTTTGATAGTTCTCACTTCAACCCAAGGTCTGATGGATTTTACTTTGATTCCACCCGGAATTATTACGATAGCATGACCAGTGGAAATGCCCGGAATTGTACCAGATGTTGATACTGCTTCGTCAAACACTGATTTAGTTGGAACGGTAAATTTCTCTACAATTTCCTCTTTATCTAATTTAATAGTAACAGATTCTCCTAAAAGAACTCTTTCCATTAATTTTAGATGTTCTTCAACGTTTGCTTCTGTGAAGTCATTAGAATTTCTACTTTCAGAAACTTCAGATTTTCTCTGTGCTTCCTCAATATCTTTCTTTGATTCTTCAAGAGCAGCTTTTACTCTTTCTTCGACAATAGCTTCGATTTTTGCTTTATCTTGCTCATCTGCTTCTAATTTAGCATCTGCTTCTTTCTTTGCTAGTTCGTCAGCTTTTGTTTTTGCATCTGCATCTGCTTTTGCTTTGGCATCAGCTTCTGCTTTCTCTTTCAAGTCGGCTTCTGCTTTTTCCCTAGTAATTGCATCTACTCTTGCATCAACTGCGGCTGCAACTTTTGCATCAAATTCTGCTGCTAATTCTTCGTCAGATTTAACATTGTCATTATTTGTCATTACTCTATTATCGTTCGTTTCTTCTTCAACAGAAGTATTAGTTTTTCCAGAATACTTTAATGATTCAGAGAATAATTCCATACATTGTTTACCACATTTCATTTCAGTTAATTGTAATGTACTCTCAGGTATTCCCGGGTCTTCTCCAATAAGAATACTCATTTCATCAAACTCTACATCAATAGGTGCATCCATACATTCATTTGAACCTTCCTTGCATATTTCTTGTGTTTTAGTAGCATTTAATCCTAAAGATACTTTTACTGCATCTCCTTGTTCTATCATACGTGCAACTTCAGCGTCAATCTTTTCATCAGTAATAGTAGCCATATAATCTAGATGTTCAGTTTCAGGATTCCATAATAGATGTGCAGAACCTATAATGCCTGCTTCTGATTTATTGTGATTTAATCTTAATCTAACAGTTCTATCGTGACCTTTCATTAACTCTGATGCCCAATAGAAATTATTATTTAATGATTTTCTAGGCATAGCTAGAGTTCCTTCTACTGTTCCCATGATTAACTATATCCCACTATGTGATAGAAAGAAGTATCATTCGTCCTCATCATCAGGTTCCTCTTTCTTAGGTTCCTCTTTTGGTTTTTCTTTTTTATTTTCTGGTTCATCCATATCATCTGTTGGAGTTACTGATGTAATAGGCACTGTATCATCCATATCACTTACATCTATTTCGAAATCAGTGTTTTCGTTGATATATTTTCTCATCTCTGAACGTCTTACTCCACCTTTCTCGAATAATCCTATAACATCTTGTATTGTTAATACAGATTCAGTATCAAATTGGAAATCCATTTTAAGATTAACTTTATATGGGTTATAACCCATTCCTACTAAAACTGGGTTTAATATATGCCTAACAACCTGTAATCCAAAACGTCTTTGTTCTCTTTTTACCTTTAATTTAATCATATCACTAGAAGATTCAGAAGATGCTCTTGCTGTAAAACCTGCTGTGAAAATCTGAGATGCAAACTGTGAACCTGCCTCAATTACATCTTTTTCCATGTGTTCAATATATTTATCAAATTTAGAAGCTGGATTAACTTCAAATACCTCTGCATCAAATTTCTTATCAGTGATAATCTTTGCCCCTGCACCCATTTTCTTAAATTCTTGTTGCTTATCTTCAATAAAATCTTCACCTACGTCTTCAAATTGAATCATCATCATTGGTGATGCGTAAGATTGGAAAATCTTAACCATTGCATTCTCTATCTTCCACATTTCCTCTACAGATGAATCCACTAGTTTACCACCTACTGATTTAGGGGATATAATAGATTGGAATAAAGAACGTGCCCATAATTCCTGTCTACGATTAGTAAATTTAAGATGAGCCATATCTTTAGCTGGTAAAGATATATCTTTATCGTTTACATGTTGTGTATATGATTTAATTGTACCGTTTTTAAGTCTTTTTGCTCCTACAATGGTTGTAATATCTACTTCTTCTACGTCTATAATCTTCTTACCTTTTCTAATTAATTCATAAATAAGATTACCACAAATAATATATGAATGTGCTCCATCTTCTAGTTTTTCTTCAAAATAATTCTTAGAAATCCATTTTTCTATGTCTTTAATAGCTTTTTGATTGTCAGCACTAAAAGTCATACCAGAACCTAGTAAAAGTTGTACCCAAGTGTCTGAGGACAGATAAAGTCGTGAATCGTGGTCATTAAGATAGAATACTTTAGCAAAAGGAACCTCTGGGTTAACATCAGATGCCCATTGAGCTATATTTACCTCACTTTTGACACCTTCTTCAACAACAATAGCACTTCCACCGCTAGGAATCTTCTCTATAGTAACATTTTTATCAAACAATATGCTTTTTTATCCCATTATACGATAGAAAGAAGTATTATCTAATGCGTAACATGCTAGAACCATTAACGCCTATTGCGGTTAATTCTTCGTCGGATTTAATCAATTCTACCTCTAATTCACCTATAAAATCAAAATTAAGCTTACCAAGTGCAGGTAAATACTCCCATATACCACTTGCTTGTGTAGTCCATGTTGCATCATCACTAAATACCTCATCATGATTCTGGTCATATAGTCTAATCTTTAAAGTATAACCTGTACCATTATAACCGTTGACAAATTTAGGTTCAGTGAATATTTGACCTGATAATCCTTTACCAGTATTATCTGTATAATTACCTTTAACCCATTTCTCTTGATTTAGTTTATTATATAGTACCATTAGTAACATTAATATAGTGTTTATGATATAAAGAAGTATGGATTGTATATGTGAAGATTGTGGAGAGATGAGATTTAGAAATCATAAATGTAAAGCTATAATTCCTACAAATATACCTCCTTATCCAACAGAAGGAGTTAAATATGACCAAGATAAGCCTGATTTCACTCTATTACCCTATGATAGTTTGGTAGAGGTTGCCAAAGTATTACAATATGGTGCTGATAAATATCCAGAAGCAGATAATTGGAAAAGAGTAGATGATGCGTTAAATAGATATAAAAAGGCTAATTTAAGACATAGTTTACAGGCTGTATATGAAGATAAAGACCCTGAATCTAAATTATATCATTTAGCCCATGCTATTTGTTGTGATTTGTTTGCTTTACACTTTATATTAGAGGAAAAAAATGATAAACAGACTTAAATTAGAACAAGTTTTAGAAACATTAATAACAGTATATGAATCTAGATATTGTTTTCATTATGAAGAATTACACGCTACTGAACCTGAATTATGGGGTAAGATAGAGTTATTAAAATGGATTCTAAGTGACGAGCAGTTTAAATACGATGAATATGTAGATGTATTGAATATGAAATGTTAGCTAAACATACTCCTCAGTCTTTAATGAAAATGTACTGGAATCAAAAGGATAAGAAATGGTTATCAAAATATGTAGAGAACTCCAAGACAATACAACACTATTATGACCATCATTTAGTTGAAGTTAGTAGACTGCCTGCATGGATTACATTCGATGCCAAACATAAATTAATAATGGAGTCAGAACAAATGTCTCACTTGGTTAAATTAGGTGTAGAAATGTTAGAAGTTAATGTTGGTGCTTATTCCAGTTTCTTTATACATGTAGATAATGTTCCACTCTAGTTATCTCCATAATCTATAGAAAGAATACCAGAACCGTTAAACCTTAGATATAAATTACCTTGGAAGGCATCTCCTTCATCGAAAGGATTTACAATAGTCTTATGTGGCTGTCCGTTCTTTGCATAAGTAATAGACATTAACTGTTTCTTAAGATTTAAGAACTTAGGATGGATTCTAACCTTGCCTTTTTGTACTTTGAATGAAGCGTCCTGTGTCATTTTCTTACCAGACTCTTTATTTGATACTCCAGTTACATTCAAGTGTAATGTGTTTCTCATATCTTTTATTATCTCAGGATTAGCCTTATCACAACCCCATTTACTACATTGGAATAAATTAGATAACTTGTCTATTTCAGATATCATGGCAGTTGCAGATTCTCTGTTATATGATTTGGAATAAATTACATGAGGTATTCCTTTTCTCATCTCTGTTATAACAATACCAAACTTTGAAGTACCGAATCCCGGGTCACAGAAACCTAATCTGTTTGCACCTACTTTAGAAGCGTCAATTTCATAATCCATATCTGTTATAAGGTCTAATGCCTCTGTACTGTATATATCACCTATGTTAGCACCCCACACTCCTTCATATTCCTGTGGATAAGATGGAAGCTGTTTGGCTTCTTCAATATGTTCATCTGAGAAAATAGATGTACCAGTAACAGTGTCTTTTTCCAATCCTCTGTCTGCATACATTTCGAATCGTTTATATTTAGTAGAAGATTCTGGTTCTTCCTTAATTTCATAAAAGAATCCGCTTGCATTATCTCCAGCAGTAGATACCCATATAACGTAAGAGTCTGATTTACCTACATAACGTTCACCTACAACTCTAATTGGTTTATCATCTTTTTGTCCTGTAAAGAATGCAGCTTCATCACCAAATACACATGACACTCTAGGAATACCTCTGACTGCATCAATATTATTTGAAGGATAACATTCTATATTTGCCTTACCTATCTGAATACGATACATACCGTGGTCTTCAAAGTCTATCTTGCCAGTAGCAAACTGTTTCATTCTTGCTATAAGTTTCTTAGATAATTCTATGTTTGGTCCGGTAAATATTACTACATCTTCGTTTCTTTGGAAGAAATCATCAGTACAACATTTAAACAGAATCCATAATAGGACAAACTCAGTTAATCCTAATCCTGTAGCTTTATACACACATATCATTTTATATGCTGAATCTATCTGACCTTTTTCTAAGTGTTCTAATATCTCCTGTTCGTATTTGTAAACGGGATGATATATTCCATCTCTCTCCGGACCACCATTAGGATAAAATGTATAGTGCCAAAAACAACAATTATGATTTGTACTTAGAGGGTCATAACACCAGAACTTTTGAGGGTATTCTCGCTTCTCATTTGTTCTAGCGTCAGTATTGATTACTCTCTTTGTTTCTTCTGATATTATCCCTTGCATTCTCTCTATCCCTTACATATTGAATTATTTTCTTATGTCCTTTAAGATGTATTTCCATAACAAAATCATTTTCTAACATTGCATTACAATAAGCACATTTTATTCCAGCAGTTATAGGCATTTATCTCTACACTCCTTTGGCTTGTTATTGTTATGATAGAATTTCTCACATTTACTACAAGTATGATATTCCTTAGTCAAGTTTGTAACCTCTGTCATTCTTAATCTTATCTTCTAAATTCAATGCTTCTTCTTCAAGTGGTATTTTCTTTAATGTATCAGTCTGTAACCTTCTCTTTTTTGCAAAGTTCTTAACCTGTAATACAAGTTCAATGTCTGACATCATCTTGATTTGGTTCATAGTCATTGCATGAATCTCTCTTTCAATCTTTAAATATAATTCCTTGTCTTTTACATCTCCTGAATCAACATCAATTAGTTCCTGTAGTTTTCTAAGCTTCTCAATTTCCTCATCTATGGTAAATTGTTTTCTTACAAATTCACCAGTATATTTCTCAATAACATCTTCATCTAAATATTTCTCAAAGTCCCTACGAATCTCTCTAACATAATCACCGACAGAACTTACTGAAATGGTATCATATTTATCTACCCATTCCTTACTCTTGTTAAAGTCTTCGGCTATTCTTCTGTTAGAATGTCCTACCATCCAGAATGAAGCCACTATGGATTTAATCTCTTTCAACTGTTGTTTACTTCTAACTTTCTCAGGCATTTTTAATTTTTCTCCTTTGTGAACATAATCCACACGCCTCTTTTGTTTCACTTACCTCTACCCAAGCATGGATATGTTTATTAGGCAATTCCGAAAGTACCTGCCGTCCTGACCCAGTTATCATATAATATTCGTACTATATAATGTGCAATTAGTATAAGGGTCATTGTTATGTTAAGTTAATATAAC